GCAAGGCGCCAGCATCCAAACCCATCGCTGCCTTCGACATGCCGGTGCGGTTCTCACGCACGCTGTCAAGGTACTCCAGCATCGGGAATGCGGCCTGCCCGGTAAACGGTACATTGAACGGCTGCACGGCACCTGGCTGGCGCATACGAATGATGCCACCGACCTCGGTGTTAAGCACGTCGTCCATGTTGGCTTGACCCTCGACTACGCCGACGCGGGGATGCACGGCAAGCGTAAGCGAGTCCATCATGTTGCGCATGATCGCTGACTTGATGCGCTGCAAGTCTGCGGTCATGTCAAAGATCGACATGCCGATCAGCGCGTGCGGCTCTGGGTCGGGGCAGAAGAGTGCGAACGGCGCGTGCGAGCACGGTTCGTTCATCACCATCTTGTAGCCAGGGCCGATCGTGCATATTTTGCGCAGTTCAGAAATGCCGTCCTTGTCGTAATCCACTCGCACATACGCTTCGCAATAAAGAACTCGCTTGTCGTCTTGCGTGCCACCGGGGCCATAGGACTGAGCATACGGGTTGCGCGCTAAATACTCGTCGTTGGTGTCTAGTTCGTAGACACCCATCTGCGCGCTCACCTCTTCTTCGTCGTACCCCAAGGCCACAAGTTCAGAGACGCGCATCATGCGTCGGTGCGCCACCAGCGTCGCATCCTCAACGGAGCGCGCACGGCGGTCAACCAAAAACTCTTCCGGTGGAATCGCCTCAACCCTCACGCGACCGTCTTTGTACTCGCGCTTCAATTCGACGTTATAAATCTTCGGCGCCTGGAACGGCTGCCCCGTCTGCGGATCAAACGGCAACGGCTGCTGCGTCTGCGGGTCAACGGGCGGCTTAAACGACGGATCGTCCATCGCCTCAATCGCGCTGCCCACGACGTCTTGCTCGCCAAGCAATAGCGTTAAAGACGACTCATCAAGGCCGGTGTAATACTCGGTCTTGACCTCAACCTTTTCTTCCCAAACGTACTTGGCAACGCCGAGCGCACCGCGCAGCGCGTCCTTGAACGCGGAGTGCAGGATTAGGAAGCCGTTGTTGTCATTGTTGAAGATGTAATTGACGTAATCTGTCGCCTGCTCTGCGCTTTGAATGTCCTCGACATTGCGCGGCGTGAACTGCACGATCTTGCGTGAGCCAAAGAAGACACGCATGAGCGACGGCATGATGCCGGCGATGGTGTCGCGCACGTCGGTCGAGACAACCTGCGAGCGCCCCTCTTCCTCGTTGCCAAACGGCTCGCCACGGTAGTATTGGATGGCGCGAGCGCGAACCGGGGACAACTCTGCGTCAACGAACGACGTCGCGTCGGTTAGCTCCGTGCCAACCAACGACTCGAGGTCTTCGTCCGACATCGGCTCAATGGCGCCGATCGCCGCCTCGGTCTGCTCTATGAGAGAACCTTCTTTCTGATACATAAAACCGGCACCCGTGCCGAAAAAGGGGGTCTATCTATTGTCACTTGAGGAGGTCGGCAAGCTGGCTCGCGGATAAAGAAACTAGCCAAGCCTCCCGATCTTTGACTCCAAACGACAGGATGCACTTGCCTAAGTGCCGCACAATTCCAGAGCAAAACTCAATCTGCTCGCCACGGAAGTAGAACTCACGGCCAGCGGCAAACGGCTCAAGGTTCCCGTTGTACTGCACCAACTTGTGCGCGTAATAGACCTGATTCCTGTGCTTGCGGCGCTGGTGGACAACGCCAAGGTACGCGCCGCCGTGCGGGATTAACTGCGAGCCGCCCGACCAGCCGATGAGCGGCGGGTAGCCGCCGAGCCATATCCTGCGCTTAACGGGAGAAATTTCGTAGGACTCGGCGGGGTGGTGCATATACACCATCGACAACTGATCGCCCTCCACGAGCGGCATCCAGTTCTTTTCCATCTCACGACCGTGCGGGCTGTGCAAAAACTCTAGCCCCGTCACCGTGGTCTTATCTAGATTGCACAGCGCCATCGTGCCGCGCACCCGGGGGCCGTGGTGCAAGGCGGTTGCGATAAACCACCAGCCGTCTCGCCACCAAAATAGCCGCCCATCCTCAAGGCCGTCTCTGGCCGGCACTCGAGTGTTGCGCACCATCAAATCGTTGACCCACTCCACCGACTGCTGGCTCAAATTTTGACCCAGCGTGATGAGGTAGTTGCGCGTATTGGGCGCAGGGTCGCCACGGAACCAGATGCCGTCTTCCTCGCCGAGTTCATAGTTCACGGTGCGGACTAAGCAACTTAGTCCACCATTGCCGTCCTTGGCAATCGACGGGTTACACGGCAGGAAGGTTTCCGACTCCGGCACCGTGAGACGCACAAAGGCGTCAGCCGGCAAATGCTCCGATAGGACTAGGCGGCCTTCGGCGGGGAAGGCGGCTTCGGGTCTTTCGGCTCTGGCGCTTTCTTGGACTCCGGCTTCGGCGGGGCTTTCTTGTCGAGGCGTTTTTGGAACAGCGCCACGTCGCTTGGCTTGAGCATTCATCTATCTCCTCACATGTGGATGGTTGACGGCATCGGCACCGCAAGGTCTTGCGTGGCCTGTGAAACTAATGGCGGCACGGCGGTCAGCACACGCAGGTGCGGCAACGCGTACCACTCAAGCAGAATATCGACCGGCGTGTTAGCGGGCTTGGTGTACTGCTGCAAGGTGGGGATGGCGCGACGGCGGTGCCAGATCGCGGCGGTGCAGAGCGGGTAGCGAATATCCCACAGATTCGTTGACTCCTTCTTGCCGAGCTTGTCCGTCGTGCAGCAGGAGTTTAGGTACACCAAGTCGCACCAGTCGGGAATCTCGGCGCGAATCTGCGCGAAGCGTTCGTTGAAGTTATCGGTCAGGATAAAGTCATCCTCAAAGATCACGAACTCCTCATGCCCCTCGCGCCATGCGATCTGCCAGGCGATATGCCACGACAGCACCAAGCAAGTCGCGCCGCGCGTCACGAAATAATCCGTGTGCATCGGAATCTCTGACTTGACCTGCATGGTCTTGCCAAAGATGCCGTAGATAAAATCCAACTCAATGCCCGCCTTCGCCGCCTGTTGGCGTGCGTGCTCGGTGCGCTCTGGAGTCTCTGCGAGTGTGATGCAGTAATACTTCACTTGTCTCTCACGAAGAAGAGCAGCGTGGGGCGGCCCCAGCCAGACCCCTGCCGTTTATCCGTCTCGCGGAATTTGCACGACGTGATCCAGTCGCACTTGAAACCGTTTTCGTAAAAGCGGTCAATCCAGTACTCGGTCAACTGCTCGTTGACGTGGTGATGACCGCCCTGCCCGGGAATGGCGTGGCACATGAGTACATACTTGCAGCGCGCCATCGTTGCAAACCAGTTCGGCTCGCACTTCTGCTCAACGTGCTCCACGAACTCGGTGCAGATCGCAAGGTCGTAGTCGCGGTCGAGGACGTATGGCCCCTTCTCGTAGTCGTGTGCGACCAGAATCTCCTTGACCGGGCTTTCGGCCAAGGCAATCGGATGACCTTCCACGCCGCGTGCGTCAAACCCGAGGTCGTGCCACCAGCGGATGTTATGGCCCATGCCGGCGCCAATGTCGATTACCGACTTGATGCCGTAGGTCAGCGCCAAGTAACCCCAAATGTCAGGCATCCACGTCGCGCGGTCGCCCTCTGGGATGTAACCACCTAGATGCGCAATGCTCATACCACTCCCCGAATCTGTCTCTTAACCGACTTCGCCCACGTCGGCGAGTACGCGCCGTTCCCGGTCGCCGCTTCGCTCGCAAACGTCAGCACAAATGCGTCAGCCACGTCGGGCGATACCAGCCCGCGTCGCTTCATGTCGTCCTTGCTCTCGAGTTTCAACTTGCCGTTTGACATGAACGAATAGCGTGGCGAGGATAGTTCATTCACGAGGCGCTCGTCACGCGGCAACTTGCAGTCGCGCGCCTCGAGCCATGCCTTGGCCTTGCTCCACAACTCGGCGCGCAGGTTCATGTACTGCCCCTTGAACGCGGGCGACTCGCCGACGTTGATGCCACGGGCGGGTAGCTTCAACTCGCGTAAGCGATCGACCACGCCGGCGCCTAAGCCGATGCTGTCTATGAGTATCTCTGCGGGGCGGTCTTTGTGGTCGGTGGACTCGTACTCGTGCAGCACCGCGCCGGTCAGCGCCATGAGGTCGAGGTTCTTCCAGGTCTTGACCTGATCGAGCACGACGTTCGCTTGGCGCTTGCATAGCGCCGAGGAGTCGGTGCCAAAGCGCGCCACGTCCAAGCCCCAGAGGATCGGGGCGTTAGGGTTCTGTACCACGTCGCGGTCGATGGCGCCTTGGGCCAACTCCAGCCCGATGAGCGTGTCGTCGTCGGCGACGGGGAACTCGCCTAGGACGCGGACGCGGTAGGCGTTCGACCCCTCGCCGTACCGGCTCGCCATCTCCTTGATGTAATCCTCGCTGACGCGGGGCGAGTCGAGGCAACTGACGTGCAGGTTCTTCCACTCGGGGGCAAGGCGGTGGAAGGTGTCGTAGAAGTAGCCGGTGGTGCGGGTAGGGTTGCCGAGCAGGAGCGTGGTGGCGTTGTGGCCCGACATGCTGCCACCGGCTGACTCAAAGACGGCCTCCGATACGCCGGGCGCTTCGTCCACGACTAGTAGCACGAACTCGGCGTGTACGCCTTGCAGCGCGTCGGGCTGCTCGGCGCGGCTGGTTCTTGCCGAGATGAACGCCTCTTCGGGGCTGGCTTTTAGTTCAATACGGTCGGACTTGATCTCGAGCAACTCCCCTACGGCGGGGGGTAGGAGCTTCGCCCAGCGGCGACACTCGCCGAAAAGGGCGTCGAATAACTGGCTTGCCGTGGGGGCGGTGACGATGACTTTGACGGGTACGCGGGTGAGCATGTACCAGAGCATGGCCCAGGAGGCGACGGTGGACTTGCCCGTTCCGTGACCGGATCGGACAGACACTTTTCGCTCTCCCGCAGCCAGAAGGCACAGGAGGTCTTTTTGCCATGGGTCTGGGGTGACGCCAAGGACTTCCTCCACGAAGGCTACAGGGGCCGCGTGATAGCGTTTTACGAAGTCTAGGTATGGATTCTGCATTTTTTTTAAATCGGCCTATGTGGGGTTAGCCACGCGCCGCCCCCCGGCAGGGGCCACCCCCGGGGGGGGTGCAATCGACCGCCGCGCGGTCAGTTCCGACGGGATTCCGAGTAGAATCAAAGGGTTGCGAGTGCGCTAACCGCAGAGTGGACAACTTTACATAATGGGTATTATACGCAATCCCGCCGATAATCCCTTGCGAATCAATGACTTGCGCGATGTGCGTTTTTTCGTATGCAGCGCCTCGTGCATAAAAATCGGTGTAAATGAGAATCATTCGCATTTAGACACTGATGAATCGCGCGCGTCCGGCGATGCTGACACGTCAGTGTCAGCGGTCAGTTTTTCAGGCTCTACGACGCTCACCGTTCGCATAAGATCGCGCACTGCTTGCAGATGCAGTTGCGTCGTATCGGTCAGCTTGATGTCCTGCTGAATCTTATTGCCCCATCGTTTCGGGTCCATTCGCTCGGCAAGCCATTGCCTTGCGCCCATCGCTACCTTCGCAGCGTTCGGGTCGATCTGTTCCGTCTCAACCTTGTCGGCCAGCGCCTCGATGCGTTCAGCGTTCGCCAAGGCTCTGGCGTTGCGCACGATCTCGTATCGCTCCATCAAGACCGGATCGGATTGCATCTTTCGCCAGAGCACGCCGTAAGGAATATCGCTACCGCTCACGAACGATCGCAGCGTGTTGCCCTCGGCAAGATGTTCCCAGAGCTGCTCCCAGAACTCAGGCTTGGCAAGGATCGCCAATGCCTTCTCATGCCTTGCTCGCTTGATTGGTGTCCCTGCCATCAGTCGTCCTGCATGTGAACGTAAGTCGTTACGTCTTCGTAGTCCAAGTCGTAGCCCTCAAGTGGCACGACGTCAAAATTGCTGTAAGTCCTTTTCGATCGTTCCGTTTGATCCACCTTCCTCGAGAGTCTCACCTGAGTCTTGGACCTGACCTCTTCGGCATAAACTCGCCTCCAGACGCGCTCGCTCGTGGAGAAGCGCAGCCCGCAGCTCGTACACTCTCTCCTTCGTCGCGCCTCGGTCGGGAACTGGTAGACCTTCACGACCTCGCTCGGCTTCCCACACTTTGGGCATTTCATCTTTCCGGCAACTCTTTCTTCGCCATCTTCATCCAGTCATCAAGGCGCTGGATCACCAGGAACTCTCGCTTATCGCCACGGCAGATCACGACCGGCACTTCATGTGGCGGCGCACAGGCTGCCGTTGCCTGGTCGATCCACTCATACACGGCAATGGACTTGCGACGTTTCACCTCGAGCACGAACTGTGCAAGTCGTATGTCGCAGCCACCGTCTCTGGCCTGTCCCAGTTCACGCTTAACGACCCAGCCAGTTCCTTCGGCTAACTTCTCGCACACCTCGCGCTCCGTCTCTGCACCCCGCTGACGTTGACGCTTGCCCATCATCTCACCATATTGCTGAAATCCTGCCCAAGTCTACCGCAGAGCATAGGTCATCAATCAAGGGCTTCAGTTTCTTGCGCATCGTCTTGCTCATCACGCGCTGCTGCCGCCTGATCGTGACGTGCCGCCAGTAATACTCACGATGATATTCCTTGCGCGACTTTCTTGGCTTCGATCGCCAGCCATCAGGTTGTCGTGACTCGTCGATCGCTTCGCAAATGATTGCCTTAACTTGATTGCGCTCGAGAGTCTGCCTCACCATGTCGGCAAGTTGCTCAGGCGTGTATCCCTTTTTCCGGTGCGCTTGCTTGTGCCAGCCATGAGGCTTGCCGCCCGTGTTCTCGGTGTGACAGATCGGGCAGCGTTTCATTTCGGCCATGTTGGCTTCCAGTCGAATATCGCATTACGTTTCGGCGGGTCACGGTACTTGTGCTCCTCCGCCTCAGCAGCAGCCTGCTCGAACGTGTCGAAGACCCCGAGTTGCTTCGGGATCACCCGCCCGTCTTCACCGCGACGCCACAGAATAAACTCCTGCTTACCGTTCATCGTCTGCCCACGGATAGAGAACCGACGGCACGCTGAGGTCTTGCCCCAGAAGTCGCAGTCCTGCCAAGTCAACGGCCCCATAAGGTTTAACTTACCTTGACTCATCGGCCCACTCAGGCTTCTTGCCTGCCTCGCCTTGCGCGTCTTGGTAGTGAACCATCTTGGCGCCGAAGACTTGCTGGAAGGTGCGAATCACTTGGAAGTCATCCGTGCCCATAGCCTCGAGCATACGCTTCGCCATGTCCGTCTCTGCCACCGGATCAGCCAGCTTGATGCGCTTCTGACTCGTACTGTGGTTTTTATACAACTTGGGGATTTTCATACCGCCCCCACGTCAACTGGGGAAAAACTGGGGAAACGACCAAAACGTGCGTAAGTCCTTGATTCTTGGTTCCCCCAGTTGGATCGGGTATATATAACTGGGGAACTGGGGAACTTGGGGAAAAACCCCAAGATTCCCTCCCCCAGTTGCTTGAGCAACATGGGGAAGACTTGGGGAAACTGGGGAAACTGGGGGAAAGTTTGTTGCTCAGAACGGCACATCGTCAGCCTCCTCGACCGCCTCACCGGCCTTATACGCCGTGAAGTACCTGCCCTTCGCATGATCCCGCGCCTGCACTTTGGTGATGCTGCCGGCCTTCTCCCACTCATCCAGCACCCGCCTGACCGTCGCCCTAGCGCCAGCGTCGTTGATGTCCAACTCCATGTGCTTCGCCACGATACGCCCCGCCCACTGCGTGCTGCGTACATCGGCCCGTACTAGCAGCGGGTCTTTTGTATACGCCGCCTCAAGTTCGCGCAATACGATTGCCTTCTGCCCTTGCGTCAGTTGTGTGTCAGCCGTCGGCGGGTTCCACTCCTCGACCACGCCCACCTTGTCGCCCTCGGTATAGATGCCGTCGGCGTTGCCCAACTCCACGCTCACCAGTTGCCGCCACAGTCGCTCGTCCGTCGGCGGCCTCATGTTGGCCTTCGGGTTCTGTAACCAGAAGTACCGCCGCCGCTCCTTCACGTCGATGCTGTACCGCTCGGCCTCGCCCTGGCTCATGGGTGACGCGATCCGCACGCTACGGCACGCGCCAAGTAACGCCGAAGCACCGCGCACGTCCTCGCTCGACGCTTCGTTGCCGTTGCCCTTGCGGAAATGATGGACAATCTCGACCGCTATATTCCCTTGCTCTGCGATGGCGCGCCATTCCCACATGACCTTTTCCATCGCCGGGTTGTCGTTCTCGTTCACGCCATGGGTAGCGATGAACGGGTCAAGGATCATCACGTCGATGCCGAGCGCGTTGATCTGCTCGACGATCTGCTCACGCACCGCCGGCACTTGCATCACCGTGCCGTCAACCGTCTCTGCCACGATGATTCGCGTGTCGCGTCCGCTCGTGATGAAAAGGTTGTTGGCGACCTCGTGTGCGTCCAGCTCGTAGTTCATGCAGATCGCGCCGAGCCTGCGCTGCAACTCCTCAAGCGGGTCTTCGCCATTGTGTACCCAGACCTTCAACGGCCCGGTCGGTAGTTGCCACTTGCCGCGAAAGAGATCGCGCCCGAGTGCCATGCTCACCGCCTCCACCATCGTCATCGACGACTTACCGCCACCACCCGCACCGGCAGTCATGCCTACCATGC